ATCCTTGCGCTGGACGATATTCTGTTCCCGAAAAAGCAACAATGGTTGGCTGATGAATATAATATCCTGACAAATCCTTACTTAATAAAGATGTTATATCTGCTTCAAAAGTGTTTGTTCCAGTTATTGTTCCTGTAACCTGAACTTCATTGTAATCTGGTTGACCATACGGTGAAATAAGACAATATGCGGTTGCTCCACCTAAATCTATAGGTGTTACACCGTCTTGTTCATAAACAGCATATTCCAATGTAAAATCATTTCCTGCTATGAACGTAGTTTCTTCTAATGAATTTATTTGGGAATAAGAATTAAATGGCATTTTCCTCCTCCTCAATTTTTTCTATTTTATCAAAAAGTTCTTTTAACATAAGTCTAGATGCAAAAAGAAATTCAACAGATGTTCCCCTTACTTCAACCTCTGCGAGTTTATTATTTATTTGTAAAATCATGTTTTTTACATCTGTTTCACTTTTATATTTATTCATTTTGTCAGGTCTCCATTTTTAAAAATAACATCTTCCGATGAAATCCATCCTACCATTGGTTCTTCTGACTTTGAAAAATACCAATTACAAAGATAAGAATCTCCATTACTAGATATAACATCACAATACAAATCCTCACCCCTTTTTATTCTATAATATTCCACTTTATTTGAGTCAATATTTAAATAAATATTTGAATCTTTTATCAATTTTGAATTATTTATTACGTCATTTTTGTTGAAAAAAAATAAAGAAATAGAAAATAAAAGAATAAGTATAGAAAATATAGTTTTTATTTTTAATTTTTTATACATTTTCTCCACCTTAAGCAAATCCTATACATATCCCGTTTCTAAAAGTTAAAACTTTTATACCGGATGGAGTGTCAACCTGTCTTGAGACTGTTACACCATTTGAACCAGAAACATTTACGGAACTATTTATATACAAAGTTCCACCAACACTTAAACTGCTAGTAACTACACCATAGCCAGCGATATAGGTTGAAGACTGTACGATTTGAGTTCCAGATAAACTTATACCTAGTGAGCCACCCTCTAAAATCAATCCACTTGTTCCTGTTAGCGTTGGAACACCTGTTCCTGTCATCCTAAGAGCCATCCCACTTCCAGACCAAGTACCACCATAAAGCCTATCTCCGCTCATATTTCCACTGGTTATCTTATTTGCTGGAATATCCGTCAACTGTGAATAACTAACTGCTCCAACCAATTTGTCGGCATAAACATTTCCTGTAAATGTAGCACTTCCTCCAGATATACTTAATCCACCCCATTTTAAGTCTCCGTTTCCACGAAGATAATTGACTCCATCTGGTGTTTTCAATCCTTGAGAATCAATAACGAGTGTTCCTATGTTTCCGACACTTGCAGATAAAGTTCCACTAAATGTTCCTGTTGCGCCAGTTAAGTTTCCAGAAAAATTAACATTACCAGCATTATCCACCCAAAATTTATCAACAAAAGTCCCGCCCTCATTTTTTTGAATAACAAAATTTCTAGTAGCAGTTGGGTCAATGGTAATCTTAGTGTTGGTTGTTTGAATATTAAACTTCGCATTATTTAGTGTAGCACCATTAGCATCTAAAATAAAATTGTTTCCACTATTTGAAATGGTAAGCGTATTTCCAGCAATCATATTACCCACAAGAATCTCGGCAACTAAACCAAACTTGTTTCCTGCTGGAGTTGAAACTGAACCTAGTGCTAACTTACTTGTCTTAAAAGAATCGTCTGTAAAAGCCAGTACACTACTTGTTAACCAAACCTGAGTTGGGTCATATTGATTAGTGGAAGGGTTTAGTGTTCTCCCTCGTAGACCATTTTGATTTATCAAAATTTCTTGATTTGAATTGTTTATTAAATTATTTGTAGTTGTGTCTAATGCAGAAGTTATAAAAGTTGTAACATCATCCTTATAATTGTTTTCCCAATTAGACCATTTCAAACTATCAAAAGAAACTGCACTACCTGTTTTTACAACAGAACCAAATAAATCAGAATATGTAAAATTACCATTATCTAATCTCAAACGATTACTAAAGGTCATTGAAAAATCTTCTGGATTATCAAAAGATAATGACATTTCGAGTAAAACAGTTTCAATAATTCCAGCATCTAAATCTGCGGAAACAACCATCCCCAATTCTGTTTGTTCGGTAAATACATCAAACTCCGATAATTCAGTATAGTTTATTGCTTCAAATTCTATTTCGTATCTAGGTTGAGATATTCTCGATAAAACAACTTGTGCTTGGTCGTACAGGTCTTGTTGTGCGTCTTGAATTTCAACTGTTGTCATAGAGTCTGTTTGAATTATGTTTTCATTTTTGTATGTGTTTTCATATATAAAATTGTTCAGTTCTAACAATTGAGGAGATGTAAAATTTGAAGTGTTTTCAAAAGAAACCAAATCATTAATTTCTTGTAAAATCAAAGTAATAGAGTCAATCTGAAATTGTTTATTATTTATCAATACTTGTTGAGCATTTATTTCTAATTGCTTAGAATTTAGTTCTGCATTTATACTTGTCAAACTAGTACCAGTTTGAACTCTTAATTTCTTAACGCCTTCAAGGGAAAGATAATCAGAATTCAACTGTGTCAGAGTAGACCTAAGAACAATCATTTCTTGATTATAGGTTTTCAATAAGGTTAAATTATCCGCATAAATTGGTTGTTGAACATCTAATAGAGTGTTCCAATTTTGTAAGGCTAAAACCAATCCTGCACTCATCCATTCGGTATTTGAATAATATGAAAAATCATATATCTTATCTGTCCCTAAAGGATTTACTCCTCGTATATTTAAAACTCCTCCACCATAGACGGAAAGGCATGTGGTAATTTCATCTGTTTTTTCTGAAACTTTTGCATTATCAATTAAGTTATCAAAACTTAAAAATATATCCGTATTTGTTGTTGCATTTTCATATGCTACAGCAGACACTTTTCTTAAAACTGTATCAAAAACAAATATACACTCAAAAGCATTTGCAACATCAGAGGTTAACACATTATAAACAGTAGAGTCTGAAATGTTAAAGGTTCTATATTTTATTAATAAAGACGTATCAATACTTCCAACCGTCCAATTTGGGGCTAGTTGAAGCATATCATAAAGGAGAGTTCCTTCTGGATTCAATATGTCATATAATTTAACAGTTCCCCCATATGCTGAAACTCTCTTGGAAACTAATTCATACTCTAAAGATTTACAAGTTATTTTTTTTATTGGTTGCGAACCATCCATATCTTCTTGAACGTCATCCACAATATAATATCCATAATTTTCAACATGAATTAGTTTTTTATTTTTTATATGCTGATAGGCATTTAAAATAGTTTCTCCACCATCTATAGACTTTGGGAAAGAAAATGAAAAATCACCAATTGCATTATATCTTAAATTTAATTTTGTATCATACATCAAACCCAAAGAAAACAACTCTGTTTTATCTGGGTTACATAAAACAATGGATGGTTCTTCTGGATTGCCAAAATAATCAAAGGTTTTTATCATTTATAAACCTCCTATATTTTTGCAACAAATTGGTATGTCATAGCGATGCTAGACACATTTCCTTGAAATCTCAATGTATTAATTCCGGGAATAAGTCTAAGATATTTTTTATTGAAATTAGACATTCTTATCAAGTCGGTAGAAGTTGAAATCTGCTGTAAAGAATTATCTATAGTAATAACTTCACTCGGAGATAAATCAACAAATGAAAATACTCTACTAGAATCACTTTGATTGGTTATGGTTATGTCTCCACCAGCATTGTTCATTGTTATAATAAGAATAGGATAAAGATAAGAGCCGTTATCGTCACTTGTGTTATTGAAAGTTACGGTTGTGTCAATTACCTCTGCGGTATAAGTATATGTTTTTGTCTTTGGAAATTTCCATCCACCGAAAGGAGAATCACATTGTGCGGTACAGGTGTATCCGCGAATAAGATTCCCCTCCCTAACTACTTGGGGGTCATTCAATATAACATTCATATAAACATCTTGCATGTCAGGTTGAACAACCATAAATTTCTTATAGGAACGAGAAGAAAATAACCATTTTTGAATCAATTCAGATGTTCTAGAATCTATATCTTCTGGTGAGGTAAAGGATAATTCATATTCAACATTATCACCAACCGCTGAACCATAGAAAAAGGGTTTACTTCTTCGATATAACTTTTTATTGTAAATTTCCATAGAGCCAGCACCATTCCAACTTGAGCTACCGTCTCCTCCAATTTCAGAAACATATAGATTATATACAGAACTCGGAACATTATTATAGATAAAACTACTACTATAAAATGGCATTTTTATCGTCCTCCTTTCTAAAATTAAATAGCCTTAGATAATGAAATCT